GGGATAAACGTCATTTCTAAATATCGTTGTCATTGTCTTAACCTTTCCATGTTTTGTTGTAGTCCCCTAAATATAAGCACTGATTGCACATAAAACAAGTACAATTGTGCGTATTTTGCCTATTAGGTTATTGTTTTTATCTATAAATCCAGACGTCGAGCCAGGACCTGGGCAGCCAATTACGAACAATTGTTCTGGTTTTTTACTGGGAAAGCCCGAACCCGAACCCGAAACCCGAACCCGATGCAGCTCGGAACCTTCCCGATGCCCGAAAACCCCGAACAACTTCCCGATTCACCCCGATTCACCCGAGTGCTGCGCTGCCCGACCCGGGCTCGACTGGCAATAACCCGAACAATTGTACGCCAGTCACCGAGACTGGGCGAAAAAAAAGCCCGGCCGAAGCCGGGCAGTTGGAGAAATTGTTCTGGTTAATCCCGAATGCTGCGAGCTGTGATCCCGAAGAAAGCCATCCCGAGTGCTAGGATAGTAAGCATGGCGGCGTGAATATAAACCGCTGGCGTGTCATACGGCTCGATTGCTGCCAACATGATTACTCCGAGGAAGCACGCCCCCGTCATAAAGTTACAAAATCTACGCATTGTCAGCTCCACTATCTAAACCGAGTTGCTCTGTGATCTCTGCCATTGCTCCACAGATCTCATCCCACTGCTCGTCATACGTTACTTCATCTTTCGTAAAATCATTGTCGTTATACTGTGGAATACAATTCTCTCTATAATCATGCAACGCATCCCAAATAATTGACAAGCTGTTTTTAATTTCCTGTTCCGTCATTTTGCCCTCCTATTCAAAAAGTGTGTTGTATTCGTGATCTCTTAAAAATTCTCCAAAGCTACTGCCGTATTCTTTTGCCAATTCCCATTCTGATCTAAAGTTATCTGCATCGTCACCCTGCAACAAAAAACTCCATCCGGCCTCGTGCTCTTCAACCTCAATCGCAAAACCGCGATCAATCATTTTATATCCACCTATTAACATTTTGCCCTCCAAAGGTTGTTAGTACAAGGCAGAGGTGCTGTTCGCGTGTCTGGTCGGCGGTCATCGCTACCTCTACCTTGTATATATACAATAAGCAATCACTGCACATCTGTCAACAAGAAAAAGAACTATTTGATACTTTTTTTCACGAGCTGAAGACGAACTGGGCTGCAGCGCCAGTACCCAGTATACGAACAATTGTACGGGTTTTTCCCAGTACCCGGACGGCCCGGGCAAAAAAAATGGGCCGCAGCACCTGGCTGCAGCCCTCGATTCAACCCGAACAATTCTTGTTACATCACTTCGTCCAGCTCGTCCGCCCAATCTTGGGCATGGTAAAGCTCCGACTCATCGAGCCCGAAGTCATGATAGCCCTGACGGATTGCGTCAAAGTATGACTCATGAGGTGCTGCATATCCCGAACTGTTCATGCGGTAAGTCATCATCCCGTTGATGTTAACTCTCCGATAAAGCCGAGGGTAGCCCTCATAGAAATCCAGCGACTGCAAGCAATCGTCTGTAATCTCCCAGAACCCGACTGGCAACATTACTGTCGGGTCGGTGTGGTTCTCTTCAATGTCGGCCACGCCCCGAAAGACCAGCCGCCATCCTGTTAAGTAACCAGCGCCCAAGGCTTTCGCCTTGGGACACCTGACGCTCATCTGACGCTTGTTCAGATTTGAGCCATATGCAAAATAAATCATCGCCCCTCCTTAACGCATACTCCATAATTCTTCTAATGCGTCGTCTAAACCTAATTTGTCCTCAAAATAATTAGCCTCTGCTCTATCAGACCACCAATAACCTTCAACAGTTTTATGCCTTGTATTAATCCAAATATTTGGACCCCCAAAAGCTACTAGAACTCTTGCGCCTAAATACTCACCCTTGCTGTCAACTGTGTATTCAATATCAAGCGCATCAGAAAGATAATCAAAAGCGCCTTGAGGCTCGTCCTCATTACTAGACTCATATTCTCCAGATTCAATTTGATCTGCAATGTGTCTGCATTGCTGAAACAATTCATTTTGTGTGTCTACTTTTTCAGCCACTTTGTGCCTCCATTCGTTGTTAGTGATATTAATATAAGCAATGAATGCACAACTTGCAAGAGATAAAATGCACTTTTTTTAATTTTTTTTTGAGACTCGACTAGGGAACTGGGAGCTGCAGCACTGGCGAACAATTGTACTGGTTAAGGCGAAGGCCCTGGCAGATGAGTGGCTGCCAGGACCCCCTTTCTCCAGGGAGGAAGGTTCAGGATGACCCCGATTCGCAGCCCAGTCAAGCCCGATCCCGAACAATTGTACTGGTTACACCCCGAGGAGGCTGCGGATTCCCCGAGGCGAAGCAGCCCAGTTCCCGAACAATTATACTGGTACTGGGATCCCGATCACCTGGAACCCCGGTAACCCGAACAATTTGGTACAAACGCCAGTATTATCGAACCCGCCCCCGATCATCCAGTCCCGAACAATTTCTATAAAAGTCCGAGGAAGAAGCCCGATCCCCCCGCGCTAGATTTTCGCGCAGAAAAACCCAAACATTACTTATCATCAACTATATCTAGGTCTTCATGCTCAATTTGCACTACATCTGGTGTTACATTCTTCATACGCGACTCAGCCAAACGCTTATATTCAGCCAATTTCTTTGCAATATCCTCCTTGGTTGCTGCGGTAATGTCCTCCTTGATAACGTGCTGTTTGTTGATAAGTAATCCCGATGCCTTCAATCTCAGCTCTTCAGCTCTGATAGCCTCGCTGAACTTACCCATCTCCCAAGCCTGATCCCGAAGCTTCTTCAAATCCCGAACAGACTTGTCTACGCTGACCCCGAATTTGGCTTGTGCTTCAACTCTCATCTCTTGCAATCGCTCTGCCACGACTGGGTTACGCAACAGCCTTACGGCAGACACCGCTGGGTTTTTATACCCTGCCTGTCTAGCCGCTTCTGTCTGCGACATATCCCGATGCAAATAGAAGTTCAGGAACTTTTGCTGCACTGGTTTTAACCTACGCTGTCCTGCGTGTCTTCGATCCTCTGATAGATCCTCACCGACCTTTGGCATACTGCTCTCTCCTGCTTCGGTATAGGGTATAGGTTACATATACCTATACCTATATATATATAGGGAACCTCATGTAACCATGTAACCACGTTTGTTTTCAACAACTTACAACACACAATTAACTTCCGATATCACAAATGTAACCTCATGTAACTAACCCGATTTACCCAACAATTACAACAACTTCCTACTTACATGAGATTTTAGTTACATGCCGTAACCATGTAACCATGTAACTAAATATTAACCAATAACAGGTTAATTAACATCTTTGCCGTGGCTTTCCAGCACATGAATTATCATGGATATTCTTTCCATCATCGTATGATTTGTACTCACACGATCAACCAAAACGGAGTTTTTATACTCCTGTGGTAAGCACTCAATCTGGTGCTTTAGATCATACGCGATCATTAGTTCTTCATTCATTGTCTTTACTCATAACGCTTTTAGCCATAGTTCTTTCGACTCCTGACAGATTCTTTTTACGAACAATTCTACCCATAGAATCGTACTCTGGGTTGATCTCCAGAATCATCAGATCACGTTTTAACTGCTCCATCGTTGGAATACTTGGCATGCTGAAAACTTTTTTTTCACTCATCTGTCTATACCCCCTAGCAAATGACAAATAACATCCACGGTAAATCCATTACCGAGCATCTTGTAACGCTGTGTATCAGACACATGCGCGGTATAATTATCTGGAACAGTCTGCAACCGCTCACACTCTACTGGTGTCAATTTACGCCACATAAGCCGCATTTCATCATTATACGCATCTGGATAGCGACCCTCTGGCAATGGCGATACGAGCGTATCCTTCTCCACTGTTGACAGGCATCTAGCCTTGCCCTTGGTGTCATGCACCTCTAGGCACTGACTAACAGGAACATCTTTATTGTAATCATCGCGCACACCATTATTAAGCCTACGTCCCACGATAGACGCTGGGTAAAGCAACAGATTATTATGCTCCCATGATGAACTTGTCATTGACGGAACCTTGCCGTCCTCTGCCCTGACTCCACCTTCATTAGCACCTCGAGCGATTTGTAGTATCTTCGGCTCAAGATTGCCGCCAGAGGCCGCAGCAAGCGTTGGTGCTTTGCCATCTGGATGATATACGCGCCTATTATAATCATGCCCCTTCAGATCAGCATGACCGGCCAGCATCGTACCCTCTGCCTCTTCTTCTTCGGCAAAATCAAATACCAACTGCCGTCTATGCTTTTCAAAGTAAGACTTCAGATTACCGCCCTTGAAGTAATTAGCGTCCACACAATGCGCCTTGTCGCGGTCTGTAAAGCCATCTTCCAATATGTCCTTTAAATATATACGCTTGTTCTCTGGCAACGACCTGACTGGAATGTTTGTCCAATACAACCTGCGCCTGTTCTGTGCGCTAACGATATTGGAGTTGATGTCCACGGGTTTACACCCTAATTGTTCGTTTATGACATCTTGGAACTCTTGTTTCATATTTACGTTTTCCAGCAGAAAATACTTAGGCTTGCACTCTTTCAGAACACGAACAAATTCAAAAAACAATTTGCTGCGCGGATCATCAAACGCCAACTGACCACCCGCAAATGAAAAACCCTGACATGGCGAACCGCCGACCAAAAGATCAATCGGCTCACCATCAAATATCTCAGGCCATATTACGTTACGAACATCGCCCACATGTATTGTGTCGGGAAAATTAGCCTTGGCAACCGTGATTGCATACTTGTCAATCTCGCTGGCAAAGTATCGTTTAGGAACAATTCCCATCCTCTGCAAAGCTATACGAGCGCAGGACATGCCGTCAAACAAGCTGACTACATTACCAAAATTATGTTCCATCAATGCATACCCTTGCTTTTAAGATGTGACTCCAGTGCGCTGGCACTGTCTTTATTTCTTTTGCGGCCACGAACAATTCTGCCATTGCACGATTTATGCAACTGTGAAGCAACGGTATGCGCCTGATACATTTGCCCTTGCCATATCCTACCCTCACGGCAAAACTGCTCTTGAACAGCCTCAATGCTCTCTTGAACTTCCTGCTCAAGCATATCAACATCAGCCAAACCCTCCCAAGGCGTGAATATAAAACCAGCCTCTTGAACAAGCCTAAGGCGCTCTGGCTCAATTACATTAAAATAATACCAACCTGCCTTACGACTTGCGCGACTAACAGCCATTACAACGCCCTCGTAATATCATCTTCATCAGTTTCGTAATGAACCACCTGATGCAATTTGTAATTGTGGTTGTGCGCTGGCTCGTTATCCAATACGCCCTCACCACTTTTACGATTGCCTTTGGTAATCCTGATCCACATCTTCTCCATCACCTGTCTGCCATCTTCTAATTTGACTGGTGGAAAATATGCGTACACATGTGTTTTAGGAACAGCGGGATTGTTCTTGATCTTCCTGTAAGCCTCTAACCCATGATCCTCGCATGTGTAAATAATGTTGCCCTCTTCACTCATTGTTCTTTTTCCTCGTAACCACTGCCGATAAACAAAAACCCTGCTCCATTGCCTTCTGGATCACAACTGACCTCAATATTCAGTAACCCATGAACAGGATGCAAAATCTTGAATACAGGAAAACCATCATCACTCATTTCAAAATGAGTAATTCTACCGCCTCTCAACTGACCATAATATTTTTGCCAATATTCAGCATCACCATGTCTTTCGTAATTAGTCATTTAAGCCTCCATGCTTTTGTTAGTAACTTACATATAAGCAATCATTGCCTGGATGTCAACAGCTTTAATAACAGACTAAAACCTCATTGT